CCGCTTTTTAAACCGCAAATGGCCTACGCCACGTGGTTAGCGACGCTGTCCGCCGACAACGTTAAAAGCAACTTCTACACGGCCGCCCCGCCGGCCCTGCAGTTCACGGGCAGAGCGCGGGCCATCCCGTTTGTACAAGCATTGGCACGAATCTCCAAGAACATCGTCGTTCTCACAATGGAAGACGGACGCAGCGTCCACGCCTTAGGGCTTAAGGACAACGTGTTCGTCACCGTGCAGCACTTCTTCATCGCAGCGCAGAGCGAGAGTTCGACGATACGCCTACTGTCTCCGGACGGAAGAGTGGAACGCAAGTTTCGATTCTCGGACGTTCCGGTCATACCGGACAAAATCCACGACCTGGTCTTTTTTAAGTTGGCCTCGTTACAGGTAAAGGACATTACGTTTTTCCTACCCGAAAGATGTCCGGCTGCGGGTCTGACATTCACGGACGCCACCTTGGTCTCTGTGTCGGACGTTGACGCAGTCTCCATTGGCGGTGTCACGCCCGGCGTCGGATCTCGTCCCCGTCCGATGTACAAGTACGACGCCGACACTCGAATGGGGTCTTGTGGACTTCCACTCATTATCCGGTCCCAAGTGGGAGTTCCGGTGCTCGCGGGCTTACATGCTTATAGCCGTACCGAATCTGGAATGAGCGAGTCCCTCGCCGAGGGCCTCAGTCGGTCGATGTTGCCCACCCCCATTCAATGGGACAAGCTCATGTTAAGCATACCACCAACCTTGAACCTAAACGGGAACGGGTTAGGGTTGGTTCCCAACTTGGAATTTATTCCCAACTACTTCATGCGGTGCAGTGCTATGTCTTGGTCCCCCGAAACGTTCTCGGGACCATTCGTCAAACCATTAGGTACGATAAAATACGGTCGCGTTGACCACAAGTCACGCATTGTGATGAATCCCCTTTGGCCCCACGTTTCGCACTTGATCCCAGACTGCAACAAAGTTGTCCCGCAGTTGAAGTCAGGCCCCGATCCCAAGACGGGGGAGTGGCACTGCGGGGAAACTAAAGGTCTAGCCGAATTTGGGGAATTCGCCAGTACCTTCACGCTCGAGGAGTTGCAAGAACCCATTGAAAGGGTCGCGAAGAAGTTGATAGGGTGTTTACCCCATCAAGAGGGACATCCGCTCACGGAGCACCACAGCCTCAACGGCGTGGACGGAGCGGAATTTTTGTACTCGTTCAACCGTAGAACGGGCATGGGACTCCCTTGTCGGGGCCCCAAGTCTAAGGTCCTCGAAGGTTCCGCAGAGGAAAACACGGTTAGGTACTCCGAGGAGGCGCGGGCGTCCGTTCAGGCGGTCGCCAAGGCGTACGCCATGGGACAAAACCCTGGCGTCGTTGCGGACTGCTGTCTCAAAGACGAGGTACGCAAGCCCGGCAAATTGCCCAGGCTGTTCGCCATTCTGCCTTACCAGCATAATGACTTAACGCGTCGGGCGTTGTTGCCCATTTTCCGCGAGTTGCAACACTGTTTCTTAGACCATGGCGGCGCCATTGGTTGCCGAGCGGACTCCGAGCAGTGGAGAGCCATCGACAACATCCACCGTCGGTTCAAGTACCACCTAGACTGGGACTTTAAGAAATTCGATAAGTCACACAACATTTGGCTCAAAGTGGCCGTGTTTACCGTGTTCATGAAGATGTGTGAGCACTACTACCCCGAGGATCGTTTGATCGCGGGTTACCCATGGAGAGCGGTTCTTTTGGGCGCTTTCCGTGTTAGCTGCCATCTACCGTTCCACTCGATTGCGACCATTTTCATGGTACTGACGGGCCTCGCTTCGGGCGAAACCGTGACGAGTTGGTTCAACACGATTGCGCAGATGCTGATGTTGGAGGCGGCCCGCATCGTACACATGAAGGAGACCGGGAACTACCCGGCGGATTATGCGACGTCATTCGGCGATGACGGAGTAGACTCTACGAACACCGAGTCATTCAACTTCTTCTTTCTTCGCAAGTTTTTCGCCGATCACAACATGGAGATCACTCCTGGAACTAAAGACTCCATTCCTCGCCCATTCATGCCGTGGGAGGAAATCTCCTTTTTGAAACGTGGGTTTACCATGTACGGCGACGACTTAATCATGGCCCCTCTGGACCCTGAGTCTATCGCCAAACAGGTCCGGTTTTGGACCCCATCGCCTAACGAGACGATGGAATCTCAGTTGAGGAACACCCTCTTGAACGTGGGACAGTACGTGGCGGCCCACACCAATGGGTTTTACGACGACTGGTATCACACAACGCGCGACGCGTTCTTTAAGGTCTGTCCCCAGACCGAGGATTCCGCGCCCATTCCCACTCTCGCAGAAACGCGGGAGAAGCTTTTGGCCACAGTGGGTACGCCGTTGTTGTACAACCCACTCCGCCGACAAGGCACCATGTTGGACATCGCAGCCAAGGTCGACGAAATTTTCGCCGACGTGATCTCCAACGCTAATCGCCGTACTAACGAGTGATTAACCCAAGCGCTACGGAGCGCTATAGAAATACCAGGCCACTTTATTTATTTGATAATAAAATCGGACTTAGTCGATCCGAGTCGAGAATATTGTAGCTTAAAAGACTACCCAATTGTGCGAGAGACTAATTCGTCCCTCTGTACTCTTATTTAATTGAATTACTAATAACACTAACAACACCACCGACGGGGGGTCTTCCCCGTCAAACAACCCCATTCCCGAGCCCGCTACGGCGCAGCCCGGGAACGAGGATTCTTATATTGAGGGCGTGACTACTCACGCCACCGTTACTTTTGACACCATGGCGCCCACTACTGAGGCGGAACTTGTCCCATCGCTACCCGCGATACGTGACTTGTTGGTCCCAGGTGCGGACGCAGGACCCATGTCAAATCTTTTAGAACGGCCAACCCGTATTTATACCACTTCGTGGTCTACGGGCGCCTTCGCTGAAGTCAATATCGACCCATGGGCACTCTTTTTGAGTGACCCAGTCGTAGCTTCGGTTATTTATCGTTACAAGGCTCTTAGAGGCGACCTTCATCTGAAGATTCAAATCAACGGAACTCCGTTTCATTACGGATTACTGGTTGCCGCTTACCAGCCTGGTTATTACCAGACACGGAAGATTTCGGGACACCCGTTCCAATTGACTACGTGTCCTCACGTGTTGATAAACCCCGCCACCTCAAATGTGGGGAAATTCACATGTCCCATGGCCATGCCAACGGCCTATATTGACCTCGAAGATGAGTACCCATCTTGCGGCACTCTTTCCATAGTGTCCTTGGTGGATCTCGCTTCGGCGTCTGGTACGGTGGACGTAGTTTCTTTGTCGATCTACGCCCACATGGAGAGTCCTATGCTTAGTCTTCCCGTTAGCAACGTTACTCCCCGTACCTATTTACCGCAGATGGGTAAGAAGAAAGGAAATACTGGTAAGGCTTCTGCTGAAGTTAAAGAGGCCTCGACCCAAGGTTATGTGTCAGGTCCTCTCAGCATTGCTTCCCGTTGGGCAGGATATCTCACACACATCCCTGTCATCGGACCTTACGCGACGGCTGCTTCTACTTTCAGCAGCCAGGCTGCAGACTTTGCGAAGTTTTTTGGCTACAGTCGTCCACGCGATTTGGCAGCACCGGATCGCGTCATCCGTTGCATTGCTGGAAATTTTGCCAATACTGATTCCGTAGACACCTCGCAGTCGCTGGCAGTTCGTGAGACGCAAGGGCTTTCAATAGACCCACGGATTTACGGAACCACCAATGGCGAAGATGAATTGGCTCTCTCGCAAGTTTATGGCAAGTGGGGTCTAGTCAAGAAGGTCGACTGGACCGTTGGTTCCTCGGTGGGCACGAAGCTGCTTGGCGGAGACGTTAAGCCCAACATGTTTGTAGATGTGCCGCTCCCAGATGCACAGATGGCCGTCTGTCCTCCGGTATACTTCGCGGCAATACCTTTTTCCATGTGGTCGGGGACCATGGAGATCAAGGTGCAAGTGATTTGCTCCAAGTACCACCGCGGGCGGTTGCTTATACAATGGCATCCGTCATCCACGACGGCTGACCCGGGGGCTATGAATTCATGCTTTTCGCACGTTTTGGAAATTTCGGATCAAATCGACCACACTTTTCAAGTCCCTTGGGCCCAACCGTTCGGTTACGGTCAGGTTGACAAGCCTGCCGGTCCGGCCAACGGAAGCATTAACGGCACGTTCAGCGTGTCAGTGCAAAACGAGCTCGTTTCGCCGGAGGCTCTTAACGACGCACATATTCTTATTTGGACACGGGGCGGGTCAGACTTCAAACTGGCGGTCCCACGCAACGACGGACACACGCTCACCACCAACTTCATCCCTCAGATGGGAGATAAAGGTATTGAGGACGCCGAGGTATCGGAGCAGGTTCATTCCTTCTTCGACTCTAAGACGTTCCCGGAGTTTCACGACGTCTTCGTCGCCGACCCAGTTCTATCTTTCAGGCCTTTGCTAAAACGCTACACCCACAGCGTGACGTTGCAGCCGCCCGTAGACAATAATCTCAACGGCAATGCCACCCTTGCATGCCGTTTCGCCTTGCCCATTTATCCGGTCCAACCTGGCACCGGACGTTATGTTGAACAGTGGGCCAGTGTGGCCACTGGAGATTTGAACGTTAACTCCACACACCTTATGAATTACCTGCAAAACCCATTCTTGGGACGACGCGGGTCGTTTAGATGGAAAGTGCAAGTTACTGTGCCTTCTGGCTTGGTAGCCAAGGTGCAGGTCTGTCGACATAATGTGTCCAACATCGGTTATGAACAGGAGTATTTACCGGCTAATGCGTTCAACCAGACGAGTCATGACGCAGGACTCTATGGTCATCCCAGTTCAAGGGGTCTGAACGCCGCTGGTGGAATGCAGGTGTATGATGG